CCAAGTCAAAGCAAAAGAAGGGGTCGGTAGATGAAAATGGTATTTTTAAAGAACCATCCTCAACATATCGTATTTTCTCTCGTTTATACTGCAACTTTGTGATGCCGAGACCACCCGGACGTCCTCTTCCCAACGAAGAAAAAGAACCCGGTGCACAAGGAGAGAAAGAAGGTGAAGAAAAAGAAGAGAAAAAAGAAGAAGAGAAAGACAAAAAAGGTAAACCAAGTAAGAAAGGTGATGAAGATAATAATTTAACCAATTTATATGACCGTGTTTTAAAAGAAGGAGAGAAAAAGGGAACCAACGACTTAGAAGGAGAATGGGATGGAAACATAGAGGGTGATGAAGTGATTGAAAAAATTGCGGATTCTACATATGACAAACGAATTCAAAGTGCAATCAATTATTTAAAAGAACACGCCGACGAATACTTATCTCCTCAAGGTTTGGAAACCTACAGTCCAAAATACCTGCATATGTTGGAAAATATTCAAGATAAAGAACATATAGGGTTACACTTGGTTTATAGTCAGTTCCGTACTTTGGAAGGTATCGGAATATTCAAAATGGTATTGGAACAAAACGGATTTGCCCAATTTAAAATCAAGAAAAACAATAGCGGTAATTGGGAATTAGATATGGATGAAGAAGACCGTGGAAAACCAACGTTTGCATTATATACGGGTACAGAAAGCGCAGAAGAAAAAGAAGTCATTCGTAATATATACAATAGCAACTGGGACAATATAGCGGTTTCATCTCCAGCCTTGTATGAAGAATTGAAAAATACTGCCAACAATAATAATGTGGGTGAAATTATTAAAGTGTTGATGATTACCGCTTCTGGTTCCGAAGGTATCAATTTACGAAACACTAGATATGTTCATATTATGGAACCATACTGGCATCCAGCGCGTTTAGAACAAGTTATCGGCCGTGCGCGTCGTATTTGCAGTCACAAAGATTTACCAGAAAAACTACAAACCGTAGAAGTGTTTATTTATTTGATGACTTTTACACCAGAACAAATTAAAAGTGACAAGTCTATTGAGTTGAAGTTGAAAGATTTAAGTAAGAAGACATACAAGCTACGTGCAGATAAACCAGATGAAGCCAAAATTCCATTTACTAGTGATGAAACTTTGTTTGAAATCTCAACGATTAAAGAAGAAGTAAGTAATCAAATTATAACAGCAATTAAAGAAGCGTCTATTGACTGTGCGACTTATTCCAAACGCGGTTCAAAAGAACAGTTGCATTGTTTACAGTTTGGACAAGTAGCGCCTTCAAAGTTTTCATATAATCCTTCTATTGGATCAGATGAAACGGATACGGTTGCAACTATAAATAAAAAAGTAATTGACTGGCGAGGTAAAGAAATTACAATCAAAGGAAAAAAATATGTGTATCGCAAAATTGATGACAGAGTTAAAAACATTTATGACTATGAAAGTTATAAATTAGCGTTGGAAAAACCCGGTATTGAGCCGGTGTTAGTAGGAACTCTTGAGACAAATCAAAGAGGCGAACCAGTATTCAAACAAATTTAATCAAGTTATGTTAATTTACTTATTAGTTTATCAAATTTATCGTTTAACATACTTATTTGGGTTTTCAAGTTATTTATTTCACTTTTTAGCCCCTCAACTTCGTTGTTGTTGGGTGCAATATATTTCAATTTGGAAAACAACGTGTTTTGACTTTCTACCGAGTTTTGCTGTGTATATTCTTGGTATTCATTGTTCCCCCACGAAACATTTTTTCTATCTGGTCTTTCTAATTTTGGACTAGATAAATCTATTACATTTGTTGTTTTTAACGCACTGTCATCAACGTCATCGCCAATTTTAATATATTTAATTTGATTCTGTTGTGGTGCAGTTGTCACTGGGTTGTATCCGGGTTTGGCTGCTTTCACGGAAGTTTCTTGACCTTTCAAAAACTGTTCAACATTAGCAATTCCATTCGCATTTTGTTTTTGTATCATTTGCACATCATAATTTCTTTCTGCGAGTGTTTTAGCAATTAACTCGTCCATTGCACTTCCAATCGGTTTATCTAATTGGTCACCAAACTTGGGAATTTCTGGCACTGGAACAGTCATCGCATTCTTAAATTCGTTTTGTTTTCTCGTTAGCTCGCTTTCAAATTGACTTCTTTTGTCAGTTTGTATTTCTTCTGCAGTATATAACTCTTTGGTTTTTGGTTGGCTTTGTTGTTGTTGTTGCGGCGGCGAGGGTTGAATTTTTTTTATAAACCCAGTAATAAAATCTTGGTTTATTTTAACAAGAGGTATATTCGGGTTACGACCAACAACATATTCTGAGTATTGTTTCACTTGTCCAATATAAAACTGGCGAAACTCATTAATTCTATTTTTTGGTATTACCTTAACAATATCTTCTTCCATTATAATTTCCCATAATAATTCTACATTCTCGCTTGCAATAAATTCCATTTATTCTAAGTTGTATAAATATATAAATATAGGCCGAGTTATTTATATATTTTTAATCTATTAAATTATAAATCTTGATTAAAATAAACCTTTCTAAATTTTTCCATATATTCATCCTTCATAATATGCGTTTTAAAATATTCGGCAGTGTGTTTATCTTCCAACATATGAACAATAAAATACAATGAATAAATACCACATTCGGTGTTACCATACTGATGTTCTACTGGATAATTCTGGTCAAATTTAAAAGCTATTTTTTTACCCGTCGTTAGTTCTGCACCTTGTTTTTGCACCATCTTTACAAATTTCATTATTTGTCTTGGTATAGGGTCACCCGCACTATCAAAATAAAAGATTTGACCTCTTTTAATATTTATGTAGAGAGAAACCCAGTGAGAACCGCCTTTGTAATGAGGGTCTAAATTAAATACAACGCCTATTTTGAACCGTCCATTTTTGATTTCTTTTGCCAAGTTGAAGTGACACAACTCTTCCCACACACATTCACCATATAGTTTATGGGTGTCATAATCAATGGGTGAAGGGCCAATAAAGTCAAAACAAGGATATGCTTTTTCGTATTGTTTCATAACATTCAATATATCAACACTAGATAACCATTCATTGGGATTTTTCTTCCAGTCACTTGGCGCTTCTGGTGCAAAAGATGAATTTTTGATTTCTTTACTGATTTTACTATTGACGAATTTTTGTTTTAACCAACAAGACTCTTTATTACAAGTATTGTGCATATAGTTATTTAATGATTGCCATATTTCTCTCGAGTCGTTAGATTTAATCAATGCGTCGGGATGTCTTGCATTCCACAGTGATTTTAATTTATATAAGTCGTCATCGTCATAACACGTAAAATTATGTTTTCTTTTTTTGGGAGAACAACGCACCTTCACAAATTCTTTTTCTAAAGTTTGTCTAGGTTTGTGAGTTATCTTTTTCGTTTTGGAATGTGGTTTCCCCATTTTTTTCTTGATTGATTTTATTTTTTTCTTCATATTTATTAGTGATATTTTTCTTTTCACGAATTCCTTTATTTTTTAGAATAGGGTCTTTTAAATTAATGTCTTTTTCCCTTGGTAAAATCATTTGTTTTACAAGCTTGGTCTGAGTTCGTTTCACTAGTTTCTCCAGTGAATTTGGTTCTTGAATTTTTATAGAACGCATTATCATCTGATTTGCTTGTTCTGTGTTGGAAACATAATCTACATTTATTTCATTGTTTTTGTCTCTATTCAAAGAATCTTGTATACTTTGATAATCTTCTTGCAGTATATCCGTTTTATCCAACGTTTTAAAATAATCAACACACGCCTTAATATAGTTCTGGAAACCATTTGTGACATCTGGAAATATATTTTCCGATATGGGTTCATTATTCAGTAGTTGTTTGGTCAAGTCGTATATACGTTTTTTATAAAATTTTCGGTCCGAGTTATTTACTTTTTTAGAAGTAGATGATGTTGGCGTTTTTCTAACGTGATTCCCATACTGTTCTTTGTTCATTAAACACTCTAAAGTAACTTCATCAACATAATTTAATTTAGATATTATATTTTTTTCTGATTTTTTTGTAGTTGTATTTTCCATATTTGTAATACAATATAATAATTATTACAAATATATAACGAAGTTTATTTCAGTTACTTTTTATTTTTTAGGTCTTTTTTGTTTTCTGTCATACACCCAGCGTTATTGTTTGAGAAGATAATATCGCCGGCATCTTTTAATTGTTGACGTGTAGAGTTGTAAAAAACATCGTGACCAACATTTTCGGGATTTGGATTGAACTGACTAAACTGTTCTTCTGCAAATAAATTGGGAAATGGTTGGACTTCCTTTTTGGTTGGTTTAAAACCAAATTCATACAAGTCACTATTACTACTTGGAACATAGACGGCTTGACTACATTTTTGTAATGCAAATATTTGATTTCTTAAGTCCGATTCTACATTTACGTTGGAAGCATATCCGGACCAAGGAGCAGCAGTTCCGGGGTTGAATATTTGTTCTTGATTGTAAATAGGTAACTGTTCCATAGGGACATTTATTGGGGCGCGTGGATCTACAATTGGCATTATAGAATATTTTGTCATTACTGGACGGACGCTAAGATATGGTTGTAATATTTGCGAAGGAATATTTCTGTTATAAATACGTTGATTGTTCAAATCAACACGGGACTCGGCACGCATATCTTGACTGCTATTAAAATTTAAATCGCTCATTATACTATATATAAATTATATAATATAATAATTTTATTTCTTTTTATTCAATATTTACATTTTTCTTGTTTTGCGACGTCTATGGTTTTTTCTTCTTTTTAATGTTTTGTGTTTTCTTAATTTTGATTTTTTTGACTTTTTCATCGTTTTTCTTCTCTTCCCTCCCTTTTGTTTTTTTGCTCTGGATTTTCTCTTTCTACCACCTAAACGACTAGAATCTGCATCCGGCATACCCCTAAGTACATCTACAGCTTCATCTGCACTAAAGTCTGAATTTTGAGAACCTTCATCAGATACGACATTAATATTATGTATAATACCTTGTGTAATATTTCCAACATTTTGACTATTTTGAATAATAACATTTTCAATAATTGTTATATCACCTTGAGTCTCTTGACTAGCTCCGTAAGATATGTCTCTAACTAAATCTTCAGCTAAAGGAATTACTGGATTTTCTACATTTGGATTTTCTATTACTTCTGCTACTGAAGCAGTAAAAAATACGGACAATATATTACGAAGAAAACTTGCCATTAACGCTGGGTTACTGCCATAAGTCCCACTTACACTACTTGCATGAGAACTTCCCCTAGTATCCATTGTCGTATCTGATCCTTGACTATCACCTTGACTTTGCCTCATATTTTGTTCTGGCGCAAGAACTTCTTCTAATGTAGTCCCCAAGTGTTGCGCTAAATTAGGGTCATTTAACATTTCAATAACACGTTGGAAATGTTCATTATCTAAAATGTATAACTCTAAAAAGTTTGCAATTTCAGTAAATGTGTCATAATCTACAACTGAAGAGTCTTCGTTGAGTAGCGCAGGCTCCCGCCCGCTGAGTATTAAATTATCTGGAATTTCTTGTGGATCGCCCATAAACAAATCAAACTCACTTCTGGGTGTTAATGCTCTTGCAACTAAATTTACAACAGAATTTATACGATAAATCACATACCTTGCAGTGTAATAAGCCCCTCTTACTGGAAGTCTCGCTACATTTCTTGTAGTGTCACCAACTTGACGAACTATATCGTTGTATAAGTCTTCACCTATTACAAATGAAATTGTATTGTTTGCACCGCGCACGATTCCTTGTGCAACATATCCGGTTATGGATACAGTATTTCTTACTGCAACATAAAAGGCAACAAAAACGCCACCGTAAATATGATAATATTGATTGAATGCTGTTATGGTTGAAATATTTTGTAAATCTTCCCATAAGTTTCCACCTCCGTTAAAAATACCCAAAACCGCACGATAATATGCCCTCGCTGGTTCTAGTCTAGGATTCGTTTGAACAAAATCACTTATATTATCATTAATAGCATCTACAACATCAGTCATACTTGGAATTCCAAGTTGTGTTCTTAATGACGTTAGAACTGTTGAAAATAATTGGGAAACTGGTGCGACAACTGGATTTGAAACGTCGCCTAGGATACGGTTACCAAGTTGAACGACTGAATCAAATCTTTCTTCACCATAAATACTTGGAAACGTCCAACCAGCGGGTATTAATTCTTGCATTTCGGTGTTTCTGCGAACAATTTCTTCTACCATTCCAGCGACGTTTTCTTGTTGTAAATTCACAGTTGCTGCAAAATTTTGATACATTGCAGTTACTGCTTGACGATACTGTTCGGGGTCGGTTATTCCACTAATGTTAATTGGACCTCCAAGTGCTATAGTAAGTGCTGTTATTTGGTCTGGTTGCAAACCATTTACTGCTTGTTGGAAAGCAATAATATCCGTTTGAAACATAAACATAACTGCAATCATTGTAAGCATACTTACTAAAGCATAGTTTCCGACGTTAAAATTAGGACCGAGTAAATCACGAATCGTCCTTTGCAAAGGTCCTTCTTGGTCTATTTGCATTTCATCGTCACTACTACCGTTAGTGATTGCTTTATAATTTTTACTCATTATTCTTATAAAATATTAGTATATAATAATTTTATTTTTTGAATAAATTACTAAATTCACTAAAGATAAAATAAATGTAAATATATATGTTAAGCAAAAAAATATACGACGTTCAAAATAAAGCATTTGACATATTTATATATATATCTTGGATACTTTACTTTGCGATTCTCTTTGGGGTATCAGTGAATGCTCCCACTTATTTAGATACTGTTGACTATTATGCAAAATTGTATGTTAGTTTGTTTTTATTGTATCGCTTTAATGTATTTCGTAAAGTAACATTTACTGAATTGGATAGAAAAATAGCATTTAGCGCTGGTGTGTTTTTATTTGCAACAACAGCGTTAAATCAAGTTCTTACACAATATTTAGACCCTATAAAATCTAAGATTTCTTCTATATTACCAAAAAGCGTAAACCAAACAAAAAAAGATGTTGTAGTAGACAATAACTAACTATAATTTTTAAAAGTCCGTTTGTTTTGCGACCTTCTATTTTTTTTACTTTTTTTAGAAAAATCCATATTCATTTTTTTCGTAGTATCGGCAGTTGTTTTATTATGAAAAAAATTCTGCAAGTAAATCATTGTTTTCTTGGTAATTATTTTATCAATCTCATAATCTTCTTTTGTTTTTTCTACATAGTCGTATTCATATTTACTCATCTGATTTGTCATCCACTCGTAAAAATGAGTGTTGTCCTTAATAATTGATTTCCCCGCTTTACTGTTTGCAAAACGTTGCAATAATTCAGAAAAAGGAAGTTCGTTAGTATATGCTTGTAGTTTGATATAGTATACGTTATCATAATTCATCTTGGGATGAAACAAGTCGTCTAAAAAACAAATTTGAGTATTTTCTGGCAACTTGGTACACCTTATAAAGTCCTTTAGTGTTTTTTCGTGGGTTGTTCTGCACATTTCTATTTGTTTACCGTTAATCTTGAATGCACAAATAACGTGGTTGAATAATTTATATTTGATTTTACTTTCAAAAAAATCCTTGATATGTATTACCCAAGGTTTAGGACCAGTATTATTGGTATAAATCATTACACCTTGACACTTTTTAGATTCTACTTTGCGTTTTAAATAATTCAAAATAGATAAAATATTGGGACGAATAAATTCGGGGTATAAACCAAATATGTCGTTAAATTGATGTTCTGCTATTTGGAAGTTTATGTTTTCTTTTTCACAATATTGTTTTAAAGAATCCCAGAAAATTCCAAACTCGGTAAAATAGCCAAGTGTTTCATCCATATCAAATACTACTACTTTTCCAGATTGTTCCATATCCTAATAAACATATATATTTAAAAAATCAACAAATAACTGAATTTACAAATTTATTAATTATTTTGATAAAATAAAAAAAAATAACTCTCTATAGTAGTATTCAAAGAAATTGAATGTCTTCTTCTTCATACAAAATTACTAAAAGTGACTACATAAAAATTTTGAAATATTATAATTTAAAGGTTCCATCTAAAACCGAAGATATTAAGACAACTGCGGAAAAAATACTCAGTGAAAAATTATGCAAATGTATTAAAAAAGTAAGTCCTACAAATGAAGCAAAAGCAATAGGGGTATGCACAAGAGCAATTTTCAACCGCAAAGGTTTAACGCGTGGTAATTTCAGTTGTAAAGACAAAAAACAAGTGTCTTTCAGTAAAACAAAACGACGCTTGACGGTTCCCCAAACAAAAAATAAAACATTGAAAAACAAAAAATAATTTCTGGATTTAAAGTAATAAATTATTCATCGGTTCAATACGAAGAAGATTTGAACTTCGTTCTTTGTATTTGTTGGTAAGAATATACACTACACAACAACTCAGTAAACAAATTTCTGTACAACTACGATATAGTAACGGATGGTCATTTCTATAAAAACTATACCTTATCCACAAACACGATGAAGTTATGTTCAACAAACAAAATAAAAGCGAATAGGTATTAGTGCTCTTTTTTGTATACATCAAGTACATAAATACAAATCGGGCAATAATTGAAATGCTAATAGCATTATAAACGACGACCTTTAACTCATCGCTTGGTTCCATCCCTTGTTCAAAACATAATATAAAATGCAATATTCATTTTATATTATTTTATCATTTATTTATATGACAACACAAAATAAAAAATCAAAATTAGAGAGAAACTATTACGACGTAGTAATCATCGGTGGTGGAATTGCCGGCCTCTATAGTGCCTATAATATTCACAAGATGAGTCCCGCTACTTCCGTGGTCGTTTTAGAAAGATATAAGCAAAAATGGTTTGGAGGACGATTGGGAAATGAAATGTTCCAAGGAGTAGAAGTCGTAAATGGTGCCGGAGTAGGACGCAAGGAAAAAGACTATTTGCTGATAGAGTTGATGAAAGAACTCAAAATCCACTACTCAGAGTTTCAAGTAAAACCATCTTATTCTCCGTTGATTCAACCTCCGTGTGATGTTAAAAAACTTATTTCTCTCTTAAGAAAAGAATTCAAAAGTAAAAATGAACCAAAAAATTTGACATTTAAGGAATTTGCTACTTCCGTATTGGGAACCGATATGTACAATCACTTTATTACTTGTGCCGGTTATACCGACTACGAACAAGAGGACGCATACGACACTCTTTATCACTATGGGTTTGAGGATAACTTCACTGAATGGACCGCGTTGCACATTCCTTGGAAACAACTTGTGCATCGTTTGGCAGAAAAAGTGGGGAACGTTCGCATATCAAGTAAGGTGACCAAGATAACAAAAAATAACAACGACCATTTTTTGATACAAACTGAAAAAGGTTCTCACCCCGGACCTAGTTATGAATGTGAAAAAGTGATTATTGCCACCGATATTAGTTGTTTATTAAAAATTCTTCCGACCAATATTCCCAGTCGCGCATTATATGAACAAATCCACGGACAACCATTCTTGCGCGTTTACGGAAAATTCTCCAAAGATTCTCTCCCCATCTTGGATACATTTGTGCAAAGTTACACGATTGTCCCCGGCCCCCTCTATAAAATAATTCCGTTTGACCGCAAAAAAGGTGTCTATATGATTGCTTACACCGACAATTCTGGTGCCCTTTTCCTAAAGAAATATCTGGAAAACACGGAAAAAAACCGGCACTTTTTTGCATACTTAGTGGAAAAGTCTCTCGGATTACCACAAAATACGTTGCATTTACTAGCGATTAAAGATTTTTATTGGCCAATAGGCACTCACTACTACGCTCCATTAGACCATACAAAATTCAAAAATCGTAGAGAATTTGTCAAGGAATTACAACATCCGGAACCGAATATGTTGGTGGTAGGAGAGATGATTTCTATGAACCAAGGATGGACACAAGGTGCATTAGAAAGTGTTCAAATGGGATTAACAAAAAAATGGATTCAGTCTTAACTATTGGGTCTATTTTACTTTTTTGGAGGAGGGGGAGGAGAGAAAGTTTCGACCGTCATATAATATCCATGGTATCCAATAGAAGCAAAACCCAACATCAGTAGGATTTCAAAATAAAATCTAGGGGTGGCATCCTTGTTCAAACCAATAATCAATAAAGTAGGTGCAATAATAAACATATGAATGAGGTTGATCCATGGATTTTTACCAGATGACAACTTGATATACGTTTTGTATCCGTGGTATAAAAAAATGATTACTGCTAACGCTAAAAGAATCGGATAAAAGAATTTAGGTATATTGGTTCGTTGTATTCCTACATACAGAAAGAGAGAACCGACAAACAAAATATGGAACAAATGAACAAAAAATGGTTTCATATATAAATTTATATTATAAAAAAATATTTATATAATATAAGTATTTCAATATGGCAGAACAACTACAAAATATAGATGCCGCACAAGCCGAAGAGGTTGTAGATGCGATGTTTGACAGTGATAATGAAACTCACGTTACTGATATGACAGAACTACCGTATCACGTTCCAGTTAATATTAATGATTATCCAAATTATTGTTTAGCAGATTTAATACCCAATGTAGTATATTATGAAACCGAAAGAAATCCAGATGGAACACGTTATTATATTAACAACTCATTTAAGGGAATAGATCGGGATGGTAAAATTGTTTATGAAAATAAACACGGTGACAACTTGAAGATTGAAAAAAGACCCCAAAGTGTTATTTTTTTGAAAGCATACGATCTTCATAAAGAAGAATATGATAAAACAAAAACTCCGGAAACCGAGTTTTTATCAGTTTTGGGAATACACGATGAACTTACTGATATGGATGAAAGTGAAAGCGATTTTAGCGATGATAGTGATATGGAAGGTGGTCGTCGTCGTAAAAAATCTTTGAAAAAGTTTCACTTTTCATCTACCCAAAAACATCAACACGGTGGAAAAAAAACGGTTCGTAATGTTACCATTCGTCACGGTAAGGGACACAAAAAGGTAACTTACTACAAAGGCAATAAAAAAATATCAACTGTTAAAAAACCATTGAAATCTTTTGAGATTGAGTTGATTAAAATCGGTAAATTCATTCCGGGATTGTTTAAAGACTGTGGGTGTGGAAAAAAACACCGCACACGTAAAAATAAACGAAGAAGATAAAACTATTTCGCGTTTGGAAAAACAAGTTTATCTACGGTTGTTCTTACGCAAAATGCACGATGAGCAACAATCCCTAAAATGAAAAAAGCGATGGCACAATAAAAGAAACTTATTTTGGTCATCCAAGACAAAAAGTATGCTGCTAAAACAGTCAAGATAACGTCTACAACAGCAATATTGAAAAAACGATAACTATGTGCGCCCGTTCCGGGTTCGCCAAACATATTTTTGTATTTACATAAATCCACCATTTATAATATATTTTGGCTATATTATAAATTTAAAATGGTTCGTTTATTTATTCGCTAAATGGTCTAGTGCTGCAAGCAATACTTGTTCTTGTCCCGATAACTTCTGAAATACTAAACACTCTTCCATTTTGATTTGGTAATGTTTCTTTGCGAAGTTTTTGCAAACCAAATGAACACCCGTGTCGGCGATTTTAATATCACAAATAATACCACCAGAAGTTAAGTGAATATTTTCTGGGTCGCTTATAGGTATCCAACGAATAAAAGAACCGTGTCGTATATGATTCATTTCGTCAATATATTTATATTCCCTCAACTTTTGCATATATTCCGTCACTTCTTGTGGTGATAATTGTATTTCGGTTAAAATTTCTCTCTTCATGTTGTTCAACTTCTCACTTGTCATATTAATTAAATGTTCGTTTTCATCATTGTCTAATGCTTTCAGCAACTGTTCAACGTCCATATATTATATATACTCAAATGAAATATTTAATATATTTTTTATATTGAAACAAACTATGAAGAAGTTTGAAAAAGTTTACCATTTTGATAATAGTTGTATGTGGAAGTGTAACCAGAATCAATATCTTTTTTACCAAAAACTTCTACTCTACAACTAGGATATTTTATTGACATCTTGACTGCATTTTCTTCACTCAAAAAAACAATCATATCTTCCCATTCACAACCGTCACTGACTAATACATATATAAATTCCATTTTGTATATGTATATATAATAAATCTTTATACTATAAAAATTTGATGATTATTTAAAAGTTAGAACCAAATGCGCTTCCACCGAGTGCTTCATTGGCAGCCATAATCATAGGTTGTTCAAATCCGGGAGTGGCTGCACCAACCATTGGATTACTATCGTTTCTATACATGGAGTTAAAATCTGGTTGCTGTTGAGTTCCTACCATAGGTAATTGACTAATAGAAGTTCCGTCACTGCTTGCGCCCATATTCGTATTGCCAGTATATAAAGACTGATTCACTACTGCACTTTGACCTTGGGAAATAGGTTGAGACACTTTGACATTACCCTTTCCTTTTTTTCCATCCTTTTTCTTTTTATCATCATCACCTTTGCCTTCCCATAATTCAGCAACACGGTCAAATAAAATACTTACCTTCTCTCCTAATTTGGTTTGAAGACTTAACAAAACTAATAAAGTTGATAAAATATTAAAAACGACATGATACTCTGGATACTTTGTTCCGCTATATCTTGGGATGTAAGAAATAATTCTATGAATGAAAAATAATCCTAAAAACATAAAAACAATCTGAAAAACAATTTCTGCTAAAATTTCAGCGCTGCCTTTTTCTTCGTCGGCTTCTGGAACATATTTTTGCATAGTCTTATTTAAAACAATAATTGGAATAATTGCGAGAACTGCGTATTGTACAATATTCATCATATCGTTTTTGGAGTCTTCGTCAAAATTAAATACATATTTAAAAAATGTCATTTTTGATGATACTTTACTGGTTTCTTCCAAACTATCCATATTTTATAATAAGAAATAAAATTAAAAAATATAAAAAATAAAACACTTAAAATTATACTAAAAAGTAATTTAAAATGTCATCTTTGGAAATAGAAAATAATCTTCTAAATGAAAACAAAGAAGAACAACAATATTTGGATTTGATTCAAAACATAATTGCGAATGGAACACTTGAGGAGGGGCGTAATGGAAATACTTATGCCATTTTTGGAAACTCTATGCGTTTCTCTCTTCAAAACGGAAAAATACCTATCTTGACCACAAAAAAACTAGCGTGGAAGACTTGTTTAAAAGAACTTTTATGGTTTATAAAAGGCAGTACCAATAACGACATACTAGTTGAACAAGGTGTGCATATTTGGGACGGAAATGCATCTCGTAACTTTTTAGATAGTCGTGGCTTGACTTACCGTCGCGAGGGTGATTTGGGTCCGATTTATGGGCATCAGTGGAGACACTTTAATGCAGCATATCGCGATTGTGACACGGATTATTCTGGACACGGTGTTGACCAGTTGCAATATATTATAGACCATTTGAAAAATCCAGTCACAAGAAATTCTCGTAGACTGGTGATGAGTGCTTGGAATCCGTCTCAGTTGGATGAAATGGCGTTACCACCTTGTCACATTTTGTGTCAGTTCAATGTACACGGAGGCAACAAATTATCGTGTGCATTGTTTCAACGTAGTAATGATGAAGCTCTAGGAACTCCTTTTAATATTGCGAGTTATTGCTTTTTAACGCATTTGATTGCCAAACATTGTGGGTTAGAGGCACACGAATTTGTTTATTTCAAAGGAAACTGTCATATTTACCAACAACACGTAGAAGGAATGAAAACTCAACTTACAAGAAAACCATATCCTTTTCCAACAATTACCATTAGACAAGTAAGAGAAAATATAGACGATTACGTTTTGAATGATTTTGAACTGCACGATTATCAAAGTCACTCACAAATCAAATTCAATATGGTTTCTTAAGAGAGAAAACTATAAATAAATAATATGCGTAAATAAATTAAAAACATATTGTGTATAACTTTTATAAGTCAGATGAGTTCCAATAGAGCAAATGCGTCCGCAAGACAAAGAAGAGCTGGAGAACCAGTTGGCCAACAACAACAAAATCAACAACAACAAAGAATGCAACCGGGAAGAGGGGGTGTTAGACCGGGAATGCCAGATTCCCAGCAACAACCACTAATGAATCCTAAATTATCGGTATCTGATGCAATTGCTTTGATTACTCTACGTTTAGGACGTGTAGAAACAATTGTTTCAAATTTACCAAATGAACCACGAGGTGACGGCGAAGGTGGCGTACAAATGTACGATGAAAATATGCGAATGGTTGACCAAAATGTATTTAACAGTATTGTAACAAGACTAGATACTTTAGAAAAGAATCAAAAGTTGTTGATTGAAAAACAAAAAGCAGTACCAGTTACTCAAAATACTACGGCGGTGGCACCTACTAAACAAGTAGTTCAAGAGACAATTATTAAAGATATATCTGATGAAAAGATTGAGCCAATACGTGAGAGTATTGAACTCTTGAAAGACGACATTTCAGAACTTAAGGAGTTACTAATGAAGTTACAGAGTTTCACAATGGAAACAAATAAAAAATTAACTGATATTGTTTTTGATGACAATATTCCACAGATGTTTAATAATTCATTTATGTTTCACGGAGCATCAATGATGGGAGGACAACCTTTTAAAGAAGATGGAAATGATGAAATGATTGTTTTAGAAAATATTGATGATGAATGTATTGGAGATGAAATTGCTTGTGAAAATTTGAAATCATCAAATTTAAAAGAGCTTATTAAACAAGAACTATTGAATGAAGAAGTAGTAGAAGGATTGGATGACATGTAATAAAAAATATTATATTATATTATAATGCCAAAAAGAAACATTAAGAGTAAAAAATCTAAAAAATATTCTAAAAAAAATAAAACAACAAAACGAAAATACAAACGTATCTCACGTAAAAGTATTCGTAAATTTTCAAAAAGAACCCGAGGCGGAGATTTACCACCTAATAAACGTCCGCAAGAACCAAATGAAGAAATGTTTATTGAAAGAGAACAACAAAACGAAGATGAAGATATTGGCCAACAAGTCAATCAGTTAATAACACGAGTACTAGACCTAGGTTTAATTGAACAAAATACAAGACCAGAAGTTGTTTATAATGTAATGACACGAATAATAACTTTGTGGAACTATGTATTTGATATGTACAGAGAAGGAGTTTTAACTGAAGAAAATGTTGACCAAACAAGGGTGATTATAGATTCTATCTATGACAGACTAGTAAGAGTGACATCACAAGATACACAATTTATTCACGGTGATGGAGAAGAACCTTTACCAGAAATAATTAATATCAGAAGTAGTGCAATATTAAGTGATTTATTTGACTATGTTGCAAATATTACTTCAACCGAACCCCAAACTCGTATCAATGATGTAATTGTAGTAGAAGACTATGAAACAACTTACGGACAAATTCCAGACGAGGATAACCCCGATTTTGAAAGTGATGATGGTAGTAGTGGGGATGAAATGGATGTTTCGCAATAATAATTTAGAAGAGTATATAAAATATGCAATAAAATATAAATAAAAATATATAAATATGTATAAAGAGTTATATATATTTATAGAATGATTTCTTCCGTATGTATAGACATAAATGACGATAATGACTATATTGATTTTCAAAAATTAAGTAACTATTTTGATAAAATTGACAATAAGTATATAAAGACACAAATGAAACAAGCATCCAATTTAGAATTAATTCAAAGTTTGTGTTACACTCATAAAGAAAATCATATTATTATAAATTATCCATACTTCAAGTATATTACTAAAAATAATATATACAGTGGAGATGAAATTATACAATACTTAATAAATGTAATGCAAAACGTGTTGAAGGAACACAAGCAATTTATTATACATTTAAATACAAACAGTTTAAATTTAATAGATGTTGAAAAATACTACTTGTTTATTCAAAAAGTATCACAAATAATGAAGGACCATTTTCCAGAAAAAATGAAAACATGTTATATTTACAACGCACCGTATGTGTTTTCAAAATTATTTAGTATTGTTTCTATATTTATTGACAAGGACACTCAAAAAAAAATTAAAATAATGGATACTCACTGACTTAACTGTAAAAGTTGTTTATTTAAATTTTATAATATAAAGATATTTTATTTATATTATATATCAACGGGTATTTGCAAAAATGAATCATTATTTATCTTTGATGGTTTTATGTTTATTTAGTTATGTTGTTTCTAATGAATCTTTTATGCCAGTAACTTCAAAACGTTGTGTTGGAAATAATTGTAGGATTGATGAATATATTGAACCAACTCCAAAATTGAAAAAAATAATTAAAGACTTACTGAAAAAGAGTGAAAAAATTAAGAATATTTTAATTTACCCAGAACCAGATGACAAAGAAGACTGGGAATCTGGCGAAATACCTTGGGAACCTAGACCCGCTGAGAATGAAACTTATTCTATAAATGGTACAGCAACTGATAATGAGACACATACTATATCGTCATATGATTTAGGTATGTTATTTATTTAGCTTTGACATTATATATAATATTGATATAAGAAAAATCATTCCAAAAAGGATAGTCATTAAAAATGTTTTTGCTTTTTTACCTCCACTTTGTCCTTGAGAACTGTTTGATGAACTTGTAACAGAGTTTGCAACAGCACTTGCAGATGAAAAAATACTTCTCCCTAAAAGTAGTATAACTATAAGTGTAATAAAAACAAATAAGTAAATGAGTTTCATTATATACTATCAAAATAAAATAATATATTTTACAATATCAAAAATATTACTAAAATACGATTTAGAAATAAACTGATAATAACATATAGGAAAAATGTTACTATCTATTACTGAAAAAACGAAAAAAGAATTATTTATTTCTTTATTTCATTTAATTAAATCTTGCACAAACGCAATTAATATAATGTTCAAAGATGACCATATCTATATCCAAGGTATGGATAAGTGTCATATTTGTTTGTTTGATATTAAAATAATGAGTGACTGGTTTAGTAAATACGAGAAAAAAGAGAGTGACCAAGAAAGTATTTGTGTAGATACAAATATATTTCATACAGTAATATCAATGGCAACAGACAACCATTCTTTAGTTTTGGAATATGACTGTGACCCAGATACAATATACATCAAATGTATAAATGACCAAGGAAAAAAAGCGGACTTTGATAAATTTTTTAACATACCTCTTTGCGAAATAGAAGAAGACTATTTTTCCGTTCCAGAAATTGACTACAACGTTGATTTTAGCATGAATTCAAAAAAGATAAGTGAAATTATCACCCAGTTGAATATTTTTGGAGATGTATTAAATATTAGTTGTAGCGGTGAAGAAAAAATTGTATTCAAGTCTGATGGAACAAGTGGAAATATGAATGTAGAAATTTCCACGGATGACCTAACAGAGTTTGCAATATCTGATGAAGGTAAAGATTTAAATATTTGCTTTGGGTTGAATTATTTGCACAAAATGTGTATCAATACAAAGTTGGCAAGTGATATTAATATTTCGCTAAGTAATGATACTCCGATGAGAATAAAATATGATTTAGGAAAGGATAGTCATTGTGTATTTTACTTGGCACCCAAAAGTGATGATTAAAATTAGTTTATAATAAGTATAAAAAAAAATATATAAATCTTTTTTTTTATTAGTTGTATGAAAATACTTTTCGGATTTTTTATTTTTTGTATTGTTCTATTTATTTATCTTCATATACAATTCCATTTAAAAACCAGTAATGATTTAGAAGTTTATGAAATAGATGATGCGTCTAAAGATAAACTAGAAGAATTATGTGACGTAAGGCAACCCGTAATATTTGATTTTGACTGTGATAAAATCATTCAAACAACAAATAAAAACTTTTTGACTGAAAATTACCAAGCTTTTGAAATAAAAGTGCGAAACATAAATGATGTTGATTACAATAGTGAAATTTATATGCCTTTACCACTACACGCATCTATTAAATTATTTAATGAAGATAAGACTGGATTGTATTTTTCAGAGAATAATGGAGACTTTTTACAAGAAACCGGTGTAATAAAAAATATGCAGTACAACGACCCTTTTTTAAGACCATCAATGTTGTCCAATTGTAACTATGATATTATGATGGGTTCAGAAAATACAATAACCCCATTTCGTTATGAAATAAATTATCGTAACTTTTTCTTAGTGACACAAGGAAGCGTACAAATCAAATTAGCTCCTCCTAACAGCTCAAAGTATTTATATACTGTTTATGACTACGCTAATTTTGAGTTTCGGTCTCCGGTGAACCCTTGGGCAGTTCAAGCCAAATATATTGCCGACTTTGACAAAATGAAGTGTTTGGATGTCGTAATACAAAAGGGACAAACAATCCACATTCCGGCTTACTGGTGGTATTCTATTAAATTTGGTAAAGATTCGTGTATTTCTTGTTTTCATTACAGAACATATATGAATAATTTAGCAATAACACCATATATTGGAATGCACGCATTACAAGTTCAAAATACCAAGGTTGAAACTGCAAAAAAGGTTGATATCAAAAAACAAAATAAAGAATCGTCCAAGAAAGTTGTCATAAAAGAAGAGAATAATACTTACGAAAATACTAATGAAAATACCGATGAAAATAAAATTGAATAGATTTTTATAATTTTGTCTCTAGGCAAACAAAATTATAGCAACATATATACACTTAAGAAATGACACTTTATACAATAGAAATAAAAGACCGTTTATATTCTGAGTGGCTAATTTATCAATCAAGCGACGAAACCAAAGAACCAGTGAATATTTTTGTTCCACCAACAGACCATAAATTATTCAACGGTGATATGTTTGTTACTAATAAAAACCATACTATAGAACTAATATCATCTACAGTTCGTTCATCTATTATACCCGGAGTAATTATTTTGAAAGGTAACAAAACATACGGACGACATACCAACGGTAAATTCTTGTACAAGTGTACTCCAGATGACCCTAAAATACCCAGTTTCTTAGTGCCGTATGAAATGAAACATATGGGATTTTCCAAAGTGTTTACTAATTTATATGTAACCATTGTATTTGTAGAGTGGAGTCAAAAACATCCGATGGGTGTGATACATCAACTAATCGGTGAAGTTGACGAATTGGTAAACTTCTATGAATACCAACTGTATTGTAAAAATGTGAATGCTAGTTTACAAAAATTTACCAAAAACACGTTAAAATCGTTCAAACAACATCTAGAATTAACCGATTATATTTGTGAAAAATACCCCAACATTGAAGACAGAACCGACTGGAAAGTATTTTCCATAGACCCCGAAGGAAGTGTTGATTTTGATGATGCATTCAGTATTCGCCAAATTACGAACGCAAATGGTGAGTCCATAACGCAATTAAGTATTTATATTGCAAATGTTACATTGTGGATTGATGCATTACAGTTATGGCAAGACTTTACGAATCGGGTTTCTACGATTTATTTACCAGATAAAAAACGAACTATGTTGCCGAGTATATTATCGGATAATTTGTGTAGTCTTCAAACAAAATGCTCGCGATTTGCATTTACAATGGACATATTTATATCAGATGCAACAAATGAAATTTATGAAGTAAATTATTTGAACACTAAAGTGAAACTATATAAAAATTATGTATATGAAGAACCGCAGTTGTTACAAGATAAAGAATATCATATGTTGATGCATTATGTAAAAAATGTGTTGTCCCCTAAACACCAGTATATGGAAAATATTGCTGATAGTCACGATGTGGTACAGTATTTGATGATATTTATGAATTATTACTGTGCTAAAGAATTACTTTCTCAAAAAAACGGAATCTTTCGTTCGGTAGTTGTGAAACCTTCTGCCAATACTTCTGGCCTTGATAAGTTACCAGAAGACGTTTCAAAATTCTTGAAAATGATTCAAAGTTTCTCCGGAAGATATATTGATATTAAAAAAACCGACGAACCAATTAGACACGATATGATGAATATGGACGCGTATATTCATATTACATCACCCATTAGACGTTTGGTTGATTTGTTGAATATGATTCAAATTCAAAAAAATATGGGTATTGTTGAACTATCTTCGGAAGCAATGTTATTTCTTAAATCTTGGAGAAAAAACATAGAATTAATCAACACCCAAACACGAGCTATTAAAAAGGTCCAAACCGATTGTAACTTGTTGCACTTGTGTAGTACTACGCCGGAATTGTTGGATAAAATACACGAAGGATATGCTTTTTCAAAAAAATGTAGGTCCCAAGAACAAGATTTGGACGAGTATTCGGTCTACTTGCCAGAGTTGAAGCTTACCACTCGGGTTTTTACCAACACCCCTATAGAGTTGTACGAAAAACGGAACTATAAACTATATTTGTTTGATAACGAAGAAAAATTCAAGAAAAAAATAAGACTCCAAGCCGTTTAAGAGCCGTGAAAAAAAAATTGAAAACTTTTTTCGCGGACCTCTTTAAACCACCCAAAATAAATTATTTCAAAACAACTTAAAGAAAATGTCCGCCTCCGCCTACACCCACGATGATGATGAAGTCCAACCAGTAGAATTTGTCATTGACCGTACCCCAAGTCAAATAACCGTTATTGATTTAGTGAATGAGGCCAACAGTGTATTCGTTGTTCCTCGTACCAACGTCAACACTAGTCGCCGTTGTTCATTTTGCGAATGTTCTGGGCATACGGTTCGTAACTGTACTCATTCAGATATTGACAAGTTAAACCGATGTGCTCAGTTTATGTATCTGACGACTTGCCGTTATTTAAGGACCCACCCACTTTCAGAAATTACCCATAAAAGGTGGCTAGATAACTTATCAACAAGCGAATACAAAATATTAGCAAAGTTAAACAGTTTGGACACAAACTCACGAACAAAACGTAACGAATACCAAGAAAAATTGCATGCTTACTACGTTCAATATGCAATAAATGAACTGCGAAACGACCGTTCAACAAACGCTGTACCCATTCTTGCAATATACGCTGCGAATATACTTGCTGGAATTGTAACAACTGAAGAAGTAATGCGTTATGCTATGCGTAAATTGGACAGTATCATTAAACAAAGCGGCCGAAATCTGTTGGATATGAATCGTATTCGTCAATGGGTAAATGCAAATATTGATTTCCAGTTCCAAGTTTATCGTCCGCGTTACTTTGAAAATCCAGTCCAACCAACGGCAAAAATACTACCTACACTGAACGATAACGTTGAGTTAGAAACGGAGGTCCACGAAGAATGTCCTATCTGTTACTCCGAGATGACGAGAGAAAATGCGGTTCAACTTGGTTGCAAGCATTCCTTTTGTGGAGACTGTATCGTTCGGCAAATCAAGTCAAGTAGAAAACCAACCGCGGAGTGTGGGTTGTGCCGTTCCACCATCAAAGAATGCAGAAGCACTTCTAGAAATCTCTTGGAACAAATGTCATCAAATTTTGCTAATTAAAAATATAAAAATAAAATAAAAAGTGGGTCTTCTGACTCATTTTTTATTTTTCCTTGTCAATAAGTATTTCTTTCGCAACATTTCTTATTATTTTATCGTAGTTTCTTTCATTATCTTCGTCTTTCATTTCACCCATTGAATTATCCAGTATTTTCATATATTCTTCGTGCTTTTTCGTAGTAATATCATCCGCTTTTGGATTTGCCTTCAACCAATCCGGAACTAACTTGATATTCTTGTGCTCTATCAACTTAATCGCGCGTTTCATATGTTTTTTATCTTCATCTTTCACCCAAGAATCATTATATTTCACGTGAATCACCTCGCGCTTTAAATCGCTGCAATGAATCGGTCTTTTATACACATCTAATCCTTTCAACTCACGAATAAGAATATTATTGATACTACCAACATAACCTAATCTTCCGAAATTCTCAAAGTCTTTAAATCCAACGTCAATACCATTAATAAAGTCAGTAATGTTGAATGCATCTTTGCATTTTTCATTCAAGAAAATATTCAAGTTGAATTTATTATTGTTAGTTGTATTATTCGTTATGTTATTATTATTTGTTACATTACTAGTATTCACTAGTTCAAGAATTTTCTTATTTTGTTCAATAATAAGTTCTTTAAATTCGTTGTTTTGTTTAAGCAACTCGAGAATCATCGTACTACTTATTAAACTATCTTCTTCGGATTTTTCTTCTATTTCTTCGGTAGTTAAAGAAATATTTTCATCATTATTAGATGAATTATCTACAAAACAACATTTTTTTTTATGTTTGTAGTAACTTGAATCGTGTTTGTATTCTTTTCCGCAAACACACTTGAAGGATTTCGGAACTTTTTCACTAGCATTTACTAGCCATGAACTAGCATTTTCCTTGCCAGCGTGTTTTGCGGTTGATAAATGTCTGTCATACTGGCTTTTTCGTGACGTATAATAGTCACAAACTTTACATAAATATTTTATGGAACTTTTTTCACTATTTTCACTAGCCATTGTTCCTATATATTGACTAGTAAAAAAAGTTCCTAAACCCTTTTTTTTCAAAATGAAATTTATGCTCACAAAATTATGCTGTCACAAAAAATGTCAAAAAATGTTTTTGAGAGCATTCTGCTCTAAAACACGTTTTGAAAACCAGTTGTCGCCAAAATACCTGGGGTTTTGAAAATTGGACATTTATTTTTGTCCATTTTTTGAAACCCCTACGACTTTTGGGCAAAATTTTCTTCCATTTTCTGCCTTCGGAGATTTTATTCATTTTTGACACTTTTTTAATTTAAAACCTTCGGAATTTTTGATTAAATGTACAAGGATTGGTTAGTAGCTACAAATTTCAAA